ACAGTCTCACATTTATTAAATTTCTGTAATTTTAACTATCCAAGATTTAGGTATCATAGTTCTATCACCAAATGTAATAGATCCATCATCATCTTTATCGTAAGCTGCAAAAAGTTTAATTGATTTTCTATCTTTAGAGAATACCCAACCTTCATTGACTGGGTTTGCAAGTTTCATGTTTTTAAATTCTTTATCAGATGCCCAAGCTGAATCACTTACGCAATCTACCCATTCAACTCTAACTTTGACATAAGGTATGTCATTAGAGTCTTTATCAGAAACTGTTTTCTTTTTTTTAGTGTAACGTTTTCTTGTCATGAGCTGCCCAAATGTAATGTTCTATATCATCGAAAGGTACAGGTTGTTCACCTTCTTCTTCGAATACCAATGATAGATATGTGCTATAGATTATTGCCAGAGCCATAGCATCTGCAGCTCTTAATGTGAGATGAGGATTTTGTTCTCTAATAAAATCACCAATAGCGTCAGGTTTGACGTTCTTAAGAAAATTATCAGAGTAAGACTTATGTCTTTTTGGAAATTTTAATATTTTGCTCATAATTTACACACCTCTGGCGAGGATACCTATATTAGTTATTTGGGTTGCAGCAAAAAATCAATATGTTTTTTGATCTTAGGTACAAGTTTGTTGTATACATTAACCCAAAGCATACTATCATCATAGAAAAAATGCTTGTTTTTCCACATATCGTAGTGATGTTTATAAAATATACTACATATGGGTATAGGATCAATGTCTATTTTTTGCCAAAATTGACGTTCAGACAGACCACAATTATGTAATTGATGGTGGTGTTTAACACATAATGGAATAGTAAACTGATCACCTACTTTTTGTCCTATACCTCTAGGCATAGCATATTGTATGTGATGAGCATTACACCCATTTTGTTGACAGATAATACAAGGATTACTAGCTACCCATTTTAGGTACTTTTTGTCTTTGATTCTTAGTTCCTTGTCCTCTGATAGTGTTGTGCACTTTTTTGTACCCATAATATATTGAGAGTCTAGCAAGACCTTCATGTACTCTATTGGAAGCTTTACGTTCAGTCAATGATAAATGATGTGCTATCTCTATAATACCATAATTAAACCAGCAGAATAACTTCATTGTTTCAGATATTAGTTTGCCGATTTCTTCATCACAATGTTTAACTGCAAATGCAGCTCCAAGTGATGATGTAATAAAATCTGTACTAGATCCATCTACACGATCTTTTAATACGTTGCCAGTTCCACCACCCATAAGCTCACACATTAACCTATAACGTGAACCTGCTTCGTATTCTTCTATTGATATAAGTTTGCGATGAAACATATACATTAGACGTGATTCTCTAATGTTTAACCATACCTTTTTCTTATCTCTGATTGTAGAAATAAGTTCTGGTTTTTCAATTAGACGCATAAGATACTTTATAATTTTCTTTAGCTTTATCAACAAAAGATTTAAAACTATCGTTTTTGTTGTACAGATTATGTAATCTATAAACTCTATTTTTATTGCAACAATGCATACGTGCAATTAAGCTTTTGCTCCCATAGCGTTGCGTAGGGTGCAATAGCCAACATAACAATATAGATAAATTATACAACTTGTATTGTTTATTATCTTTTATTGCTGTTTTACCTTTTAACAAATTCAAAGGTATGTTATACGTAGTACTTATATATTTTTGAACATTAATAACCATAAGGAGATAATTATGAAAATAAAATATAGACATTCTGCCTCCAAAACTAATACGTTTATTGATAGTCCACCATTTTGGATTATCAATGAGTTATTCGATTTTGAGTCAGGACCAAATGCAAGAATGGTAATGGGATTAACAGCTGAGGATGCTGCTCACTATGCATTATCTAACCAAATCAATGATCCAGATACTATCACAGATTATGCTAAAAAGAAATATCTTGAACATAGTAAAGAAGAAGTAACAGATTTGTTACCAACAAGTCATTCTGATGCAGAATATGAATGGTCAGCTATAATAGCTAATAAATTCGTAGAAAACTTACCTGAGTTTGGTGAGGTAGTATCATTTCAAAATGAGAAACAAATACCTGGTGATAAATATGGTTTAAAATATGATGTTGTAGGTAAGACTGACTTTGAGTTTAAAGATGTAATAGTTGATACCAAAGCAACAGCATATATTAGACGATTAAAAGCAGGTCATGTAGATCCTAAATGGTATCCAAAAGCAGCTGATGTACGTCAGCAATGTTTGTATAGAGATCTATTTGAGAAAGAAACAGCATTGTTATATTGTTCTCCTAAAGATGTACATATGGTTGATATGGTAGATCGAGATCATTTGAAAGATCTAATAGATGCTATGAAACATATCGAACATATATTAGAAATATGTAAAACAAAAGATGACGTTGTTCGCATATTTCCTTTGGTATGCGACAACTTCAGATGGAAGGGTACTCCTACAGCTGAAGGATTTGCCAAAGAAATCTGGACGAAAGCATTGAAATAATCTATAAGATCATATGCAAAAGTTCGGTAGAATAATAAAACAAATAAACAAGAAGGTAACTATGGAAACAGAAACATTTGAATGTAAGTTTAAACGTGCATTTGAAAAAGATGATGGAGGAGTAACAGTATACATTACTAAAGATGATGGTACTGATATGACTATATATGGAGAAGCATTAGGTGCATCTAGATGGACATCTGGTGCAAGACTAAAGATTGCTGCTCAACCAGTAAGAACAAGTAAATCAGGTAAACAGTATCAAACTGCAACATCAATAGAATTATTAGATGGTGAAGTTGCTGTACCTAATGGAGTTGTATCTAATGGTGCATCATCTGCTACAGGTAAAGATCCTGCAGCTCAATGGAAAGAAAAGTACAGATTAACTATGAGTAATTTATTATCTGCTGCTATTCAATCAGGCAATGACGTAGACTTTGCTAAGATTGATAGTTATGTACGTAAGATACTTAATGCTCAATATGATGGAGACGAAGCTCCATTTTAACAAAATCATCTGCTCCCTCGATTAGATGGTAGCTGCTGGGTAAGGTTTTACCTGCCCAGTGGCAGAAAGTTCTTATGGATCTAATTATATTAAATGATGGGATGTACAGTTTAGTTTCAGTTACAAAAGAAATGATTAAAGGAGTTCAACTTCTTGGTGAGGTTGATTGCTTTGATCTATGTGACATACTAAGATTACATCTAACAACATATTATGACTATCCTATTAATGCTCATGTTATGAAAGATGGAACAGGAGATTTATTCGGATGCGTTTGTTCAAATTAGAACTAGAAATGATTGGTATAAACACTTATAACAATGAAGAACTCGTTTTAAAATTATATAAATTATATTTACAGGAGGACAAAAGTGATTACAGAGAAGCGATTAGAAGAATCCTTAAAATACCTAGCAGATACAGATGAAGAATCTGCAAGTGCTAATGCTAATGTTAAGTATTTAGATAGATTACTTAAACGTAAGAAAGCATTACATATAACAGGTAACCAAGAGGATAAGAGTATATCTGCAAAAGAACAAACATATTATGCTAGTGATATTTATAAAACAGCAGTAGATGAATTGTTTGAAGCAGAAGTTAAATCAAATACATTAGATAATAAAAGAGATAAAGAAGCTCTTATCATAGATTTATTTAGAACACTAGAAGCTAGTAGACGTAAGAATAATATATGATTTATAAAATAAAAACTTGGAAGTTTATACCTGTAGTATCTGAAGTTTTTATAAGTGCTAAGAGTGATCAAGAGTGTCTAAAGACATTCGAAGAAATTAAACCTAAGACTTTATCATGGAAAGAGTGTCCAATGACTGATGGACGTATAACTTATGAAGTTGTAAAGAGTGATGAGGAATCCTGAACAAAAGATGTTTTTATCTGTGATTACACAAGCTATAACAGATGCAGCTTATAAAGGTTATGATCGTTATGATCTATACCATAAAGATGCTGCTAGTGCTTGGCTAACAAGTAACTCAAAAGATTTTAGATTAATATGCCAGTTGGCTGATTTAGATCCTGATTATGCTTATCACAAGTTTGCTAAAGCAATTAAAAATGATATAACAATTATGACCAGAAACCATTATAAAAAACAAAAACATTCTGGTAGATATAGATTGACTTTCAATGACTGATACTGATATGTTTAAAGATATGACTTATGATAGTCTTAATCGACAGGTTGATGGAAATCATTATAAGAAAATGAAGATCCAACCTGCTCATTTTATAAATGAGAATGGCTTACCTTTTGCCGAAGGTAATGCAATCAAATACATTTGTAGACATAAAGCTAAAGGTAAGAAAAAAGATATAGAAAAAGCTATACACTATTTAGAAATGATAATAGAGAGAGACTATAGTGCTTGACTATGGTGCAACATTTGTTGCTCTTTTCTTCTATCGTATAGAGTTTTCTTTTTAACTATTCGTTGTTTATAGTGTCTTAACTGTTTAGCAACAGGATTTCTTTTTTTGTTAGGTTTATTCATTTTTTTAAAATAAGTTTTTTAATAGACTTCTCACCCATGTAAATCTCAGTTTCAGCCATAGATATGATACATCTATATTCAATATTATCAGATACATCTCTATTAGCTATACGTTTACCTTTTAAACATTCAGACATATTAGGTTGTATTCTATGTTCTTTTATTTCATGATCTACTATCATTAAGAGTGCTATAACTTGTTCAATCATTAGTGACTACCATTCCTTAATTTATCTATTTGTTTATTGATAACATCTACTTGTTCTTTAAGATGATCTATATTAACTTTGTTATATCTAGAAGCTTGTATTTCTTGTTCTATACCTTCTATCTGTTTAGCTAGGTGTTCTATAAGCATATACATCTCTAAATTTTTAGGTTCTTGCTCAGCTTTTTTAAGCAGATCTGCAGAGAATAAGTGATCAGCTGTTTCTAATTTATTAAGTCTTTCAACTACACCAAAGTATGCCCATACGCCTACAGCAACTGCTCCAACTATTGCTAACAGGTTTCTAATTGGTAGTGATACGTTTGTGTTTTCGCTTACTTTCATTAAAAAATATTGGTAATGATTTACCAGATATGTAAAAACATTTTAGACAATACTTGTCATCATCAAAGTATACATATCTTAGTAAAAGTTTTTTTTTACAAGTTTTACATTTAGAGTGCTGGGTCATTTCTTTCTCATAATATCAGCACCTTTAAGACCATAAATGGCACTAACTATTCCTATGAATATTGCTTGATACCAATAGGGTAAGTTCTTAAAGTATTCAAAAAACAAATCTAATCTATTACGAATCTCAGGATCGTCAGTGAAGATAGAGTACACCAGTACAAGAATAGGCAAAGATACAAGAACCAAGACAAATTCATCCTTCCAACCTTTATCATTACTCTCAATAACTTTCGCTTTATATTCAATTTGACCTGTACTCATTTTCTCAGCATGTCTCATTTGAGCATCTGACATTAATTGTTTAGTTTTTTGTTTGTTTTGGTATATATGACTAGCAGTCTTAACACCCATAGATAATAAATTAAACCACATTATTTAATACCTTTCTTTCTTTGTTTAGTTCTTAATATGCTAACACGTTTGTGCCAACACCATACACTAATTTTTGATGCGTATTTTTCTACGAAGCTGTAGAATTTGTTGGTAAACCTTCCCATGCTTTGTACATCCCTTCTACTAACAGCTCATCATCGTATGGCTGCATACCATTTTCCATTTGTATAATTGCTTTTACTAATGGTAAATAATCTTCAATAGTATTGTTTAGTTCATCAGTAGGATTAACGCCAAGTTTTCTGCAAACAAATGCAATGTAAGCATCTGTATCATTTTCACTTGGTGGAGCCCATCTTTCAATAATGCTCTCTACTGTAAATCTTTTATGGTGAAATCTGTATGTTAAAAGTATTTTAACTAATGCTCTAATACCCCATACAGCTTCTTTAAATACACAAAAAACTGGATCAGATTGTTCATCTGCCAGTCCATCCCAATCAGTACCAAGTTTAATATTTCCTGGATTTTTATTTCTTATACCTCTAGGTAATTTTTCTGTTCCATCTGCCATGTTTATCTAAAACCATTGGGATTAATATTGGTAACCCATCAATGATAACTCCTGTTCCTATTACTGGTCTAGACTTTTGTAATTTATTATATTCAAAAGCTAAACTTTTCATGTTAATTAAACACCCAACTTGCATTCCCCAAAGTAGTTCATTTGGATTACTCCAATAATCTATTTTGAACGATGTATGATAATGCCCTTGAACTGTGCACATACCATATTGTTGAGCAACTTTTAGTACATCTTTATATTTACCATGACAGAAGTAAATTTTTTGACCATTAGATGCTTTAATAACCAAATCTTCATGCCATGTCCAACCTTTGCCTACTCCAAGCATATGATTATATGACTTAAAGATCTCATGAGGTAAACCATGTCTAGTAGCTTTTCTAAAAACTAAGCTACCATGATTAGAATCCATTATGTATTGCCTAGGAAATAGTTCTTCTAATTTTTTAAAGAACTTTTTAGCAACTACAAGCTCATGACTTGGCGAGTATAAACCAGGATGTGAATCGTGGAATGATATACTATGCCAATCCATTTCATCACCTATATTTATTACACAGTCAGGCTTATATTTTTGCTTGATTGCACTTAAAAAGTCAAGTGTATCTATATGATGATATGGTGCGTGTTGGTCACTTATAACAAGTATTGATTTGCGAAGCATATTATACCTTTTACAAGTATTTGGGGAATATGTCTAGCAGTCTAGGTACAACTTTTATATGTTTTTTGTAAGAAGATATAAGAATTGTCCTAATAAACCTAAACCAATAGCTGATATAATATATATAATTCTATCTATATCTTTTTGCATATGAGCTAAATGATTGTTTTCTAAAGTATCTAATTTTTGATCAATAAGATCTATCCTATTATGAACTTTTAAAAGTTCTTCTTTATTTTCTGTATTTCTACTCATTAGAATAATGTTTCGTAAGGAGACCTTACTAACCCTTTCGTTTTGTATTGTGTATATCTAGGCCCTTGGTATCTAGGGTGACCTAATTGCCCTAGTACAAAATCAACTGCTGTATCGGATGCTAAGTCTAAAGATAGACCTTGTTGTAGCAATCCTTCCTTAATTGAGTTTGTTGCTTGTTGCAGCCAAATAGGTAAAAATCTCATACCTACATGACCACCGATTTTTAAACCCTTTTCAATAGCTTCATCATCTTTCTTAGTCATATTAGGACTCCACTTAGT